ACAATGGCTCCAAAAACTTTGGGAACATTTACTGACATATCAAGACACTTAATGCACCAATCTACTCCAGCAATCGAAACTATTGTTAGAAATGATATTTTAAAAACACTTTCTAATGAAGTTGATAAACAAGCCATTCAAGGTTCAGGTTCTAGTAACAAACCAACTGGTATTTTAAATACTTCAGGTATTGGTTCTGTTGCTATCGGAACGAATGGTGGTGCGTTTACATGGGCGCTGGCTGTTGAAACTTGGAAAGAAGTTGCTACTGACAACGCAGATATAGGTGCGTTGGCTTGGATTACTTCTCCTCTTGCAGTTTCTCGTTTAATGGCTACGGCTAAAGTCGGTTCTTCTGACTCTGTCATGATCATGAACGATCAAAACAAGCTACTGGGTTACAATGTCTTTTCAACAACAAACTCACCTGATACTCTTACAAAAGGGTCATCAAGTGGAGATTGCTCTGCTTTAACTTTCGGGAATTTTAATGACCTGATTGTTGGAGAATGGGGTAGTTTAGATATATCTGTTGATCCTTATACTAATGCCGCTAAAGGTGGTACTAGAATTATAGGGCTATACGATGTTGATGTTGCTGTTAGACACGCAGAAAGTTTTGCGGCAATTCAAGATAATAATGCGTAATTAACGCATTTACAAGATTAGGCGAGGCATTGACCTCGCCTTTTCTTTTATATAAAAGGAATTATTATGAAGATAAAAATACTAAAACAAACTTTTGTCAAAGGGCAATTAGCAAAAGCTGGTGATGTAATAGAAGCTACTCAAAACGATGGAGAATTATTAATCGGTATAGGGAAAGCTATTGCAAGTGCTGAATCAGTTAAAAAACCTGAAAATAAAGAAACTGTTAAAAAGAAAAGTTTTTTTTCACGAAAAAAAAAATAAAGGAGTTTAATTATGATAACTAATTTTAAACGTAAGTTTAAAAACTGGTTTGGAATAGCAAAAGATAATCCAAAAATATCTGCTGGTATTATTATTTTAATTGTTGTTTTGTATATCTTTGTATTTTAATGAACTTGTCTTTTATCAAGTATGGTAAAAGAAAAATTAAAATTCAATATGTTTTACTTCAAGACTGTTTTGGATTATATGATCCAAATCTCCATACATTACAGATAGATAAAAGGTTGAAAGGTTTAAGGTTATTTAATACTTTATTCCATGAGTTATTTCATATAATAATGAATATGGAAAATATAAATGTGAATGAGAAAGGCGAAGAACCTATTGCATTTGCAGTAGGCAATGGTTACGAAAAAATATTCATGGCCAATCCATTACTATTTAGATTATTAACAAAATGTATAAAAAAAGCAAATTAAAATGGCAATAGAATCAGATACAGAAAGATTAATATTTTTTGATACAGATGATTTTGGTAAATCTGCAACTTTTACAGATGTTAGTGCTAGTTCAAGTTCAACAGTTAAAGGTATTTTTGATAAGGAATCAGTAGAACAGTCAGTAGGAGAAGCTGGATTAATAGAAGAAGTGCCAGTATTTACTTGCCGATCAAGCGATGTTTCTGCCGCAACTTTTGATGATACCTTTGTTATTGATAGCGTTACTTATTACATTAAAGAGATATTTCCTGATGGAACAGGAATGACAAGATTTACATTATCAGGATAATATGGCTCACGTTAGAAAAGCAATCAGAGAACACGTTGTTACAACAGTTACAAGTTTATCTACTACTGGTTCAAATGTTTATGAAACAAGATATTTTCCATTACAGACTGGAAATCTTCCAGCTTTAATTGTTTATACATTAGATGAAACAATAGAAGATTATACTATTGGACAAAATACACGAACTCAATATAGGTCATTAAATTTAATTGTAGAAGCACATTGTAGAGGTACAGCAAATATAGATGACACACTTGATACGATTGCAGAAGAAGTTGAAGAAGCAATGGTAACTGATGTTTCACGTGGCGGTAATGCCAAAGATACAAAATTAGTTTCAACAGAAGTAGAATTTGAAACTGCTAGTCAAAAAACAGGGTTGATGAGGTTGACCTATTTAATTTCATACAATACTATCGAAAATGCAGTACAAACTGGAGTATAATTATGGCAACAAATAGAATAAAATTAAAAACACCTAACGGAGATAGTGTGATTGAAACATTTGCAGATAAGGAAGACTATTATTTGAAAATGGGGTACACAAAGGTTGGTGTTACTGTTACAAAACCTATAAGTACGTTTAGTAATAAAGCTAAACAGAAAATAAAAAAAGAGGAAAATAAATAATGGCAACACATACAGGAAGTTCAGGTTTAGTAAAATGTGGTTCTAATATTATTGCAGAAGTGAGAAGTTTTACTTTAGACACAACAGCAGAATTATTAGAAGATACTACATTAACTGATACTTCCAAAACTTTCCAAGTTGGCAAAAAAGGTGCAACTGCATCTGTCGAGTGTTTCTGGGACGAAACAGACACTAACGGACAGATAGCAATAGCGGAGGGTGAACAAGTGACTCTTTATTTATATCCAGAGGGTGCTGATTCAGCAGATTATTATTTTGGTGGAACGTGGATTATTACTGCCAATTCTGTATCAACTCCGACTGATGGTATGATAGAAGCAACTTTTTCAGCTACTTTAACTGGTGCGCTAACTAGAGGAACTGTTTAATTAATTTGACTATTTAGTTTTATTTATGTATTAACTCTGTCATGAGCGATATACTTGAGTCTGCTAAAGAACATTTTAAATCAAAAGATATAAAACGAATTGAGATACCAGAATGGGAAACCAAAGATGGAAAACCATTTGTTATCTATGCTAAACCTTTAACTTTAGCAGAAAAAAGAAGATTAAGTCGTGATATAAAACCTGACGATGTTACTTTATTCGCTAATGTTTTATTACTTAAAGCCGAAGATGACAAAGGTAATAAAATATTTAAGCTAGACGATAAACATTCCTTAATGCACTCTACTGATCCTGATATAGTGGCACGAGTTGCCAATCAGATATTGGACGTAATCCCAGTTGAAGACTGGGAAAAAAAAAATCAGGACTGATAACGACCTCCTAAACATTCTCCATCTTGCTAAAGACCTCAACTTGAAACTATCCGACATTATGGATATGACTGTTGACGAGTTTAATTTATGGTGTGCGTTTTATAATAAACTAAACAAAGACGCTAAATTAAAAAGATAATGGCAAGAAATAAATTACAATTTGATATTAATGCAAAGGATAAAACTAAACGAGCATTTAGTTCATTAAAGCGTGGACTAAAAGGCGTAAGTAAAGCTATTTTTAATATGAAGACTGGACTAGCGGCAGTCGCTGGTGTAGCTGGTCTTGGTTTATTAATTAGAAATTCATTAATTAGTGTAGACAAGATTGGAAAGCTATCACGTCAATTATTTATTTCAACAGAAAATTTATCAGCATTTAGATTAGCGGCAGAACTAGGTGGAACATCTTTAGAAGCATTTGCTAAAGGTGCAAGAACAATGGCAGTTGGAATTAACGATTGGCTTGTTAAAGGAACTGGTATTGCACAAGACGCATTTAAACAATTAAAAATTACTCAAGATGATTTAAGAGCAACGAATGGAGATTTAATGGCTCAATTCGAGTTGGTTGCTGACGCTTTGCAAAAAGTAAAAAAAGAAGGAGATAAAACTGCTATTGCTTATAAATTATTTGGTGGTCGAAATATAGAACTCTTAACTGCTATTGAATCTGGTACTGCTGGCATGGTAGAAATGAGTAAGGAAGCGAAGACTTTAGGTTTAGTTTTAACAACAAAAATGGTTAGGGCTATTGAAGATGCAAACGATTCAGTCGCTAGAACTAAATTATTATTTACAGGACTTGCAAATCAATTTACTGTTGGATTAGCACCAGCGATTGAAACTGCTTCAAATAAATTAAGAGATACTTTATTACACTATGTAAAAGAAACACATACAGATATGGAAGGATTTGGAAAATGGTTAGCAGAGAAATTTCTGAATATTGTAGGACAAGTTGGTGAAGCATTTATTAGACTTAAATATACAATTATAGGTCTAGGAGATTCATTTGATGGTTTAGCAACTAATTGGAAAATATTTAAAACACAGGCCTTATTATTTGCTTCAGGACCCGCTGGTTGGCCAGGAATAATGAAATTACAAATGTTAAAAGTTAAAGATTCCGTTGTAGATAATACTGCCATAATGAAACAGGAAATAATTGATTTTCATAAAGTAATAAATGGATTGGGAGTCGAGAGTCAAGACAATGAAGAAAAGACAAATGCCGCAAGTGTATTATCTGCACAAAAAGCTGCAGAAACAAAAAAACAACTTATAGCAAATTTAAGTTCAGAGGCCGAAAAAGCTAGACTAAAAAATCTTGAGCGTTTAGAAGAAGAAAAACGACAACAGCAATTACATTTTGCACACATGCAAAAATTAGAATGGGCGCGAATAGATGCGTATGAAGAAAGAGTTAAAAAAGAAAAAGAGATTAGAGAAAAAGCTAATGCAAATCTTAGGAGTGATGTAGAGGGAACACTAACTATATTATCAGGACATAGTAAGAAAGCATTTAAAGCATTAAAAGCATATAAAATAGCAGAAGCTATTATTAATACAAGATCGGCAGCTATGAAAGCGTTTGCGGCTTATGGTGCTACACCTATGGGTTATCTTGCAGTAGCCGCGGCACTAGCTTTTGGTATGGCACAAGTAGGACAAATAAGAGCGCAGAAATATACTGGAAGAAGACAAGGTGGAATAGTATCAGAAAATAAACCATACATGGTTGGTGAGGGAGGACCAGAGGTCATGATTCCTAATAGTAGTGGGTTTATTAGTCCTCATCTTGGAGGTAAAAATATAAATATTGCCTTTACTATTAATGCAACAGATGTAACAGGAGTTAAAAAATTATTAATTGATAACAGAGCAACTATTGTTAATGTAATTAATTCTGCTTTAAATGAAAAAGGAAGAGAGGCTTTAGTATGAGTGGACAATTTCCAACAACACCAACTGCAAAAAATGCAAAAATAAGTTCAAGGCAAAATACTTTAATATCAACAACGACATCAGGTAGAGTTCAAACCAGGCAAATAGATGGTCAAAAATTTGCTATAACTTTAGTTTATGCACCAATGAACAGAGCAACTTTCGCACCAATTAAAGCATTTTTAATGAAACAAAGATCAAGATTAAATACTTTTACAGTTACTCCACCTATTGTTTCAGATGCACAAGGTTCAGCTACAGGAACAATAAGTGTTGATGGTGCTATTTCTGCTGGTGTTACAACTTGCGCCATAGATGGAATGACAGTTAGCACAAGTGGAATATTAAAAGCTGGGGATTACTTTAGATTCGGTGCAGACAAAGTTTATATGGCGGTAGCAGATTTAGATTCAGATGGAAGTGGCGATGGAACATTAACTTTTGAACCACCATTAAGAGAAGATGTAGCAAATGATGTGGCGTTAATTTATGATGATGTTGCTTTTACTGTTAGACTTACTAATGATATTCAGGAATATTCTATTACAATTAATAATTTATATGAATATGAAATAAACCTAGAGGAAGCTCTTTAATTATTTATGACAAGAAGTTTATCCACCGCAGTAAAAACAGAATTAGCAACAGATAATTTAAAACCTATTACTCTTGTTTATATTAATGTTTCTTCAGGACATAGATTTACAGATCACTACAAAGATATAACTTACGATTCTAATACCTATTCAGCATCTTCATTATTTACAAGTCTTTCAAGCGTTAAGGAATCTTCTCAAGTAGAAGTTAGCAATATTTCAATATCTTTTACAGGTGCAGATCAAACAATTATTTCATTATTTTTATCTAATGCTTATATAGAAAAAGAGGCGGAAGTTTATAAAGGATTTTTAGATAGCAACGAAAGTGTAATAGCAGACCCATTTTTATTATTTAAAGGCAGAATTGAATCTTTTAGTATTGATGAATCTATTAATCAATCTAATATTAATGTTCTTGTTACTTCTCATTGGTCAGATTTTGATAAAATTGAGGGAAGAAAAACAAATACTAATTCACAACAAATACATTTCTCTACTGATTTAGGTTTTGAATATGCCTCACAAACTATAGGCGATATTAAATGGGGTAGAGCATAATGCAAGATGTAATTAATCTATTTAAAAAATTTGATCGTTTTAAAAATAAACCAGATAATCAATTACAATATTATCTACAACCATCAATTAAACTAAATCA